ATTGTATCTTGGATAGCAAATCGTTTGAAAGAGCCTAGCACATACGCAGGGTTCGCTGGAATGGCATTGGCTTTTGGCTTGTCTGACGCAGAGTGGGCGGCGGTATCTACTGCGGCTGCTGGTGTAGCTGGTCTTATTGCTATGTTCTTGTCTGAAGAACCCAAGGCAGACTAATGAAGTTTTTGACGGCCCTGCTGGGTATCATTAACAAGCTCTTTGGGCTTTGGAATGAGAGCCGTTGGAAGCAGCAGGGCCGTCAAGAAACCATTAAAGAAATGAATGAGACTATCAATGAGCAAATTGCACTTGGCGAAGCTGCCGTTGTTATTCCTGACCCTGTTCGTGACGAGCGGCTGCGTAACCGATTTGACAGAAGTCGCGCCAATAAATAGCTATTGTGCTATTGCAAAACCTATCACCTATGACGCAAAGCAAGACACGCTTGAAACGATAGCTGAAGTTGAGCTACATAATAGCGTCTTTACTTGTCTTTGCGAGGCTGATTGTCCGAAAGGCAAATAAATGGTTGCTTCCTTAAAAATCGACGAGGGTTTGTTTGCATACTGCACCCCTCGCCAACGCGAGTTTCTGGAAGCAATTGCTTTGCATGGCAGTGCTAAGGCTGCATCAATTGCTTTGGGTGTCAATCTAGGCGCAGCAAGTGATGCCTATATCGCAGTCAAAAAGAAAGCGGAGTTGCGGGGTTACTCTCCTGCCCATGATTTTACCCGTCCCGTCCCCGAAGGCTATGTCACCAAAGGCGTATCAACCTATTACAATGCTGAAGGCAAACCATCTGGGCAATGGGTAAAAGCATCACTAACGCATGAGGCGCTTGTAGAAGCCATGCGAGAGGCCGTTGAAGGCTTTAAGGGCCAAGTAGACCCAGCAACGCCTATCGTTGCCCCACAGGGCTGTGAGGAGCATCTATGCAACCTCTACACGTTTACTGATTACCACCTTGGGATGCTGGCATGGCATAAAGAAGGCGGCAGTGATTGGAATGTATCTATTGCAGAAAAAACTATCGTTGCCGCTCTAGCGCAAATGATAGAACAAAGCCCTAAGGCTCACACTGCTGTTTTAAACATCCAAGGCGACTTTTTGCATACGGATGGTAAAACACCTGTCACGCCAGCAAGCAAACACGTTCTGGATGCTGATAGCCGCTTTCCTAAGATACGCAAGTCAGCCATTCGCGTTATCCGTTCACTGGTAGCAATGTCGTTGCAGCGCCATCAAGAAGTGCATTTAATTATAGCTGAAGGCAATCATGACGAAGAAAGTGCTGGATGGCTGTCAGACCTATTTGCGGTGCATTACGAAGAAGAACACCGCATAACTGTCAGTGATAGCGTCTTGCCGTTCTATGTCTTTGAATGGGGCGCTACTATGCTTGGCGTTCATCACGGCCACAAGGTCAAGAACGAAAGCCTACCGCTGCTGTTTGCAGCACAGTTTCCGCAAGAGTGGGGCAGGACTACCCGCCGCGAGATACATTGCGGACATCGCCACCACAGGGACGAAAAAGAGTATAATGGGGTTACAGTAGTCCAGCATCCAACTCTGGCCGCTAGGGACGCTTATGCCGCCCGTGGTGGCTGGATTGCTGACAGGGCGGCATGGGCAATAACGTATCATAAAAGGTTCGGTGCTGTTGGTCGCGTAATGATTACCACCGAAATGCTGGAGATAGATTAATCTTCACCAATGTAATGCAATATGCGCTTTAGAGCCTTCATGTCTTTCTTGTAGTCTTTGTCATCCTCTGGATGAACGTAGTTTTGAGATGCGTTGTAATGCACTGACTCTATCGTATCCTTGAGCCATGCGCGGACTATGCCTTCTAACTGGCCTACGTCTATATCAATTATCATGAGCTTGGCCCTTGTCTTTATAATACCAAAATAGAGGCTTGAATTTAAACTTTCTTGGTTCGTCTTTTTTCTTTTTGTATTCACTAAAAGTCTTAGCAATTGATGGCTGCTTTAGCTTTCTCAAAGCCCTAACTTCAATCTGCCTTATTCGCTCCCTGCTAACCCCTAAAGCATCAGCTAAATCGTCTAATGTTTTATCTTCAAAGAACCTGCCAGTTATAACCTTCTGCTCCCGCTCATCTAAAGTCTGAATAGCCCTGCCAACAGCTTCAGCATCAAGCACGCCCTGCACTATTTGTTCCGTGCCTTGTCCAGTAGCAAGTTGCATTACAGCATCTTCGCTCATGCTAATTTCGCGCCAGTTGCGCTCAAGTGCCATGCCCCTTTGCTTGTCTGTCCACAAATCTTCTGGTTCAACTTGCAGTGCAGCGGATAATGTAAAGGCAGTGTCAGTCCATTCGCCAGACCAATAATCCATTGGCCTACGTTTCATATTAACGTATTGGTTGACTATTGCTTGCCCTAAGCCAGATAAATTTCCCAGCGCCGTTTGGCTTGGAATGCCTAGCTGCCTCATTCGTTGCAGTATAAGGTTATTACGAACGCTTACCTTAACGGAATATTCGTTAATTTGGCTTTCTTCTTTATGCCTACTTTCGTCTACCATTTTGCCGATACGCATAATATGCTGTTGTGCGGTTTCTCTCACTTGCCTTACTCCTTATCCAAGTCTGGTTATAAAGGTAACACCATTCACAGTGCGGCACTTAAAGCATTTGCCGTGTCGTATCGAATATTGTGAGACATTTCGGCTTGTGCGTTTTGCCCAACCCTTTTCGGTGGCTGGCATAGTTTCTACATCACCGACAACCATTCTTCCCATTGGGTATGTCATTGGGCGGCTCATTTGCTTAACTCCTGTAATGCACGAACAATCTCAACTGCCCTTGCTGATGTTATGGACTTCCACTCACACCATGCGCCACAACCACACTCACCTTCATTCCGCGCAAAGCAGTCGCACTTCATGGCGTCAGCCTCCAGCGCCTTGGCGGCGGCTTCTATACCAGCGTTAAAAGCTGCGCGTTCTTCAGCAACCTTCGCAACGCGCTCGAAACTTTCATTTAATGCAAGTTTCTGGAAATTGTCGTCAGTCATTTGCTTTGCTCCTGTTCCCTACGGCGCTTGGCTTCAGCAAAGGTCAAACCATCGGAATTCCGTAGCGGAAACGAATTCTCAGAACTTACGCGATAAGCCCTGCCCCGTGGGGCCACTTGTGCTATTTTAGTCATCGGCCAATACCTCTGGTGCTGGTTGCAAGCCTTCCATGAATACCGCCCAAACTGCTAAAGCGCCTTTTATGAATGGGCCGTCATCCTGCTCACCATCTCTAATCTGGCGGATAAATTCTACATTGCCGTGCGTCATCTGAACATGGTCAGCGACTACACTTCTAAGCTCTATCAATGTCATTTTAAAACACCTTCTCTGTTACCAGCATAATTATCAATAGCGTGAGCCATGCGGCCACTGCCCAAAATTGAAGCTTAGTCATTTTAGTCATTTTATGCCTCCCATTCAATTTCTGGCTGAACCAAGCTGCATTTTTTAGGAGCAATCCCGTCCTCAAAAATGCGCCAGATTGAAGCGCCTCGTGCCCCCATCACATCAACCCAATTTCGAGCCAAGTTGATGGCATGGGATACATCCTCTGCATGAAGCAGAAACCATTCGCCACGGTCATTTTCGACCGCAACAGTAAAGTTAATGCCTTGGGCAACCAAGGCCTTGCAAGCTGTTGGTGTTGCAGCTTCAAAAGCTTGCGAAAGAGAAAAAGAAAACATGGCGACCTCCTTTTGGATGGGCGAAATTGCCCGTGCGCTGTTTGCTGATGCCCTCTTATAAAAAGGCCATAATTATATGTAAAGCGTTTTTTTCATATTATGCAAAAATAATGGCGGGAAGCGCATTGCCACCCGCCATCTGGCTTTAGAATAATGTAGGTTGCAACGAATATTGCCACCCGTATTTTTTGATTACCGCCATTAGGCTTTCTTTAGTTAGCGTATGATGCCCAGTCTTTAGCTGCGCTTTCAGCAATGCTGTAGAGCTATCTATGGTAGCCTGATTGCTTTGCTTGTATCTACGCTCCAAAAATTCAGACGGTGGCAAAATGTTTCTAGAGCGCGTTGGCAACTCTGGTCGAGATTTAGTTATCATATTTGCTAACCTCAAAATGGTGCATCATCTAATTCATCCCATGATGTGCCATCATTATGCTTAATGGCAACGGGAGAACCAGCATCAGAGCGTGGCGCTGTGTCAATGCTACCAACGCGCACATTGAACTGTGGCTTGCCCTCGTATTCGTCATGAGTCAATTCGCCAGATACAAAGACCTTAGTGCCTTTCTTTAGGCTGTTAGCGAACACTTCCGCTGCCTTGCCCCATAAGCTGCACCGATACCAAACGCTGCCAGCATCTTTGCCGTATCCGTTCTTGACACCGACATTAAAGCTAAGAACCTTGCTGTCGCGGGTGTCGCGCAATTCAGCGTCCTTACCAATGTTTCCAGATATTGTGATATTTTGCATGATATTCCCCTTAGCCGCCTAGTGCGTTCATGTATGTTTCAAGCAGGGCTTCGTATTCTGCCCGTTCGTGGTTTTCCATCTTACGAAGGCGTATAACGGCACGCAAGATTTTAACGTCATATCCGTGCGATTTTGCTTCGCCGTAAATGTCTTTAATGTCATCTGTAACGCTTTTCTTTTCAATTTCCATGCGTTCAATGCGCTCAATCAACAGGCGCAACATATCGTCGGTATTATCACTCATATTCTTCACTCCATTTTATATTATGCTTGCTTGCGTATGCGTAAATAAACTCAATCAAGTCGGACATCTCTGGCTTGGTTAGCCTTGATGTTCTAAACCCTATCGGGAAGGGCTGGTTATCCAACCCCATCTCAAATTTAACTTCATGCCCTAGTGCTGCCATAAAGATGCACTTCCACACTTCTGGTATGTGCATTCTGCCTTCTGGCTTTGCTCGACTAATGTCAGATAGCATGGCCCACATTTTTGCATTCTGGTCATCGCTGCGCTTGGCGGCACTGACTTTGACAACTGCATCTACTGGAGCATGGTCGATAAGCTGGTGGGCTAATCGTCTTTGATGCTCACCGCGAAGCCAAACTGTTTGCGTCATGTGCTTTGCGCCTCTTTAATCTCACGAGCCTTTGGGCTGGCTTTGCAAAACGCTTCAATCAATGCTTCAACGTCAATGCCTTTCCAAAACGTCTGCTCACCAACTGTATGCTGTTGGATATGATGGGTTCGACATAATGGGACTACTCGCCAATCATCTGGCTTTTGTCCCATTCCCGTGTTGCTGCCAAAACGGACATGGGCGCATTCAATAGGCATATCCTGACAGCCATTAATGCTGCAATGAAATCCCCTAATAAAGTTTAGGTGTCCTATTGACCGCCAACGCGCTGCCCGTTTTGGTTTCTTTGCAATACGATTAGGCAGCATCAAACTTTCCAAATCCTGACATAGCCATTCATCTGGCGGCTGGTATATTGAAAGTCTGGATTATGCTTTGCGCGATAACCACAGGCTGCGCTAGTCACTAAGTTTTGACATTGAATAAGAGTTGGGCTTCCAACATCGTCGGGCCAAACCGCAAAGCTATCTCCAATCTTCATGCTTTCAAATGGAAAGTCTGGTCTATCCGTTTGCCTTTTGGCAAGGCTTTTGTCACGGACAATAGGCACATCTATTTCAATCTTAAACATTGGTCATTCTCCTATTTTTGATAACGCTTTTACGTCTTCATAAACTTCTGCTAAAAATGCACGGACTTCGCTTTCTAAAGTCGCCAGCATATCGTTGTCACGCTCTATCCTTTGCACATAAAGCATAAGATGGTCTGGCATCCGTGGGTCGAAACTCACAAAGTCGCACCACTGGCGGTCAGCACAAGCCATCTGCCATTGCATCTGTAGCAAATACTTATGTGCGACCTGATTGCTTTTTAGTGTTTCGATATGCGTGGCTGAATTAGGGCACTTAATCTCTAAGCAGCCATCATCATCCACAAGCCCGTCTGGGCTGGCGTGAGAGCCAATAATGGTTGGGTGCTTATACAAGCCCACCTCAACCACGTTACGCCCTGTAAGGAAGCTGTAAACAATTCTTGCTTCTTCTTCCTTATCTACTCCCCACTGCATTGCTGCACTGCGGATAAATCCCTCCTCCTGCTGGCCTGTGAGCCGTTCGACTACAAGCGTGGCGCGAAGGTTAGCGCGTGACGCTCCCCAGCCTGATTTGGTCTTAGCTAGGGCGTCTGCTAGTTGGGAAGCGCCAAGGCTCCCACAACGTGCTGCAAACCATTCTGGGCTGCGTTGGATAATAGCTGCGTCTGTCATGCCAGCTTCTTTTCTAATGTAGACTTAACTATGTCAAAGCGGCTTTCTTGCAATTCCGCAAGTGCGTCGATTTTATAATGCTTGCAGAGTAAGGCTTTGTCGGTGTTGGTCTTGTCTACTAAGGCTTGCAATTCATCAAACTGCGCTTTGCTGATAAACTTATCCCGTGGCGCTGGTTCGCTCTTGCCTGTTGTAGCATCCAAAGCGTCATGCTCGACAATGCAAAGGGCTGCTGTCCAAAGGTATCGGGTGCTATATGTCTCGCAAGCACCAATGTTTTGTATTTCGTGGCAACCTTTAAGATTAGCAGAACCCATTGGGCTATGGATGATAACTTGCGTGCCATCCTCAACATCAACAATGTGCATTGAAGCTGTGGTTTCGGAAAAGCTAATAATAGCGCACAACCCGACATCGTTAAAAATGCGAAGGGCGGGAATTACAAAGTCCGATAGCTCAAAATATTTGTAACCCGCAAACGTGTTATGACCTGACTTTTTAAGCGGTAAAGCATGGAAGG